AATTAGCGCTCCGAGCCTCGGCTATGAGGAGCGCCGGACCTCCTGCTGTGTGCCTAACTCAACCGGCACCAGGGCTGTACGCAGCAGGTTGTATATACCCAGCGACCACGCGCCAACGCTGATCGAGGCGCGTGCGAGGGAAGCCCACCGCCAACCAAACGAAGTCTTACGGCCTGCAATCAGCAGCGGGCACGAAGCGCACGAGACGAGCGAAAGAGTTTCCTGATGCACCTTGGCGACAGGGTGCATTGGAAAGCAGCAAGACCCAAACCAAGGAGATGCACGATGAACCGCAAAATCACCCGCCAAGACGTTGTTGAAGCAGCCTCATCGAAGGGAATTCGCATTCTTGAAGCACTGAACATGATGCAGGCAGCAGCCGCAAAGATGGGCGACGAAAGCACCCTTGAGCAGCTGTGCGCGATCAAGAGCGACATGCTTTTCGGTGACGAGTGATGAACAAACGTCACAAGGAGATGGCCGCCTGGGCGGTTGCCAACTTTGAAAAGTGGCCTACGCACGAATGTATGACCGATGCAGATCCTGACGAGATCGGATGCGAGCTCGCGCACTACCCGGAGCATTCGACCCTTCCAGTTCTAAGGTGCAGGCTTGGCGGTGCGGTCATCACCTCTACCGATTACTTCTACGCAAAGCGCGGCATCAAGTAATGCCTGAGTCGATTTCAGGACATTCGCAAGAGTGGCCAGCGGGAAATCCGGGATACCTACGCGGACGCAACAGGTCATTAACGCCCGGAGGCAGGACGAGCCACTGCCCACTGCATCACCCCTTCCATCGCCCATCCGGGCAACCGAGGTATCCACCATGTACAGACACGAACCAGGGGTTCGGGAATACCCGTGCCCGGATGACAGCGTTTCGCTCGAAGAAGCCATTCAGGGGCAGCTGGAGGAGCTTGATGAAAAGACCGTCGCCTCCTTCATCGCCTTTTGCGATGACCGGATCGACGAATTCCTCGAACACGAAGCAAGCCGGCGCCGCGAGCACGCCGAAGAGATCAAGCGGGAGGCAGCATGAATAACGACATCCGCAACGCACTGCTTGACCTGTTCAGCGTGTGCCTGGAAGTGAACGGCGCAGGCCGGTACCACGCCCGCATGGAGTTTGCGCCCCACTGCGAACACCTGCAGGTCTACGTGCTTCCAGCTGACACCGACTACAGCGACGTGATGGACCGGCAATACGCGCTGTACGAGGACATGTACATCAGCCGCGAGCTTGGCGGGACGCCGAAGCGAGTCGTGAAGAACCTTCATGCGCTTGCAGGCCGCGTGAATGAGTTCCTGCTACCAGCACAGGAGGAGGCGGCATGAGCAAGGAAGTGAAGCGGTACAACCCCCTGATCGTCTTGGCCCGGAATGCAAAACTGCAGCGCATGGATATCCGGTGCGACCCACAGTGGGTGCTGGATCTTGCCGCCGAGCGCGACGCCCTTCTCGCTGAGCGGGATCGGCTGGCGGAGGCGCTGAAGGCCTTGCGCGCCGCCACGCCATCCCTGACGTGCGAGTCATTCCATCATGAGCGCCGTGATCTGCATGGCCATGACGAAGAATGCCCGCCATTCGAGCGCTGGATAGCCGCCGCGCTTGCCTGTAATGCCGCCCTGCAAGGAGAGCAGCCATGACAACAACTCTCCATCCATGCCATTGCGGATACCGGGGCGCGCTCGCCGGCATGCAGCATCAAAGCGGGTTCCTCTCGCTGACCTGCCCCGAATGCAGCCGCAGCGTAGAGGCCTTCACCATAGAAGGCTTGGCAGAAGCATGGAATCGACCGGCGCCAGTTGAAGGAGCCCAGCCATGACCGCCTACGTCCTCAAGGAGCTGGCCGGCGCCATAGGCATCACCGTAGCCGGATCGCTTATCGGAACTCTCGCCTACGTGGCGCTATTGGGGGGTGTGTGATGGCGTCATCGTACCAACGAGCCCGCCGCTACGCCTTCTGGCGCGGCTTCTCAATCGCCCTTGTGGCGTTCACAGGCTGGGTTGTCGCATACGGCCTGGCAGATCGGATAAGCAACGGGGTGCCACTGTGAGAACCGAAGCCCTCCCCTACGACGACACCCCCACTGGCCATTCCTTCACAGCCGCATGGTTGGTCATCTGGACCTTCTTCATCCCCTTCGCTGTGCTGGCTCTCGGTCTGATCAGTGAGGCGGCGATATACAAACTTTTCGGATAAACAAACCTACTGACAGGCTGCGCGAGACGCGGCCAAGGAGAACTCATGTCTACGGAAAACACCATCAGCTTGAGCCTCGACGACTACCTCACCGATGAGGACAAGCGTCAGATCGCAATCACCGAGTTCCGCGAAGTGGCTCGCGCCAAGTCCCAAGCTGACTTCGAACGCATCCTCAGTAACGCGGCACACCACATGGTTCATGCCGAGGTTGACGCCGTGTTCGACGGAAAGATGGCTGAAACCGTTAAAGAAAAGGCGGTCGCGGTCATTGCCAAAATATCCGAATACACCGTGTTTCGGGCTCCAGACGCATGGCAAAGAGAGGCCTCAAAGGGCTGGACGCACCTGCAGGCATCAATCGATGAAGCAGCCCCGCTCATTCGCCAGCGCGTCGCCGAGATCATTGAGGGCTACGACTCCGCAGCTCTTCGCGAACTGATCGAAGAGCAAGTGACCGACACAATCATTGCCAAGCTGACCGCCCCGGCTCAGGAGACGAAAAATGTCTGAGACAAAGACCCACTACCGCAAGGCGTTTGACTCCCCTTACCTGAGCAGCGCCGATCTGGTCGAGCCGACAGTGCTGACCATCAAGCATGTGCGACTCGACACCGACCGCACCAAGAAGACGAAGGACGTGTTCAACACCGCCTACTTCGTCGAGCGCGAGATCCGGCCGGGCGAACCGCTGAAGCCGATGATCCTCAACGCCACGAACAGCAAGACCCTCAAGCAGCTGACAGGCTCAGCATTCATTGAGGACTGGCAGAACGTTCGCGTCACGATCTACGTGGATCAGAACGTGCGCTTCGGGAAGGAGGTCATGGAGGGACTACGCATCAGCCCGCACACGCCGGAGAAGCGTCAGATCGAGCCAGGCACAAAGGCTTGGGAAAACGCCAAGAAAGCGTATCAGCGGGACGGAAATCTCGACTCCGTGCTGGCCCGCGCCGCAATGACCGAGGCGAATCAGAAGCTTCTGATCGAGGAGTGCCAGGGTGAAGTGGCATGACATTGAGCAAAACACGGATGCGTGGCAGTCCCTGAGAACAGGAAAGGCCACGGCATCCAACTTCGGATGCTTCATGGCGAACGAAGGCAAGGCGTTCGGCGATCCAGCGAAGAAGTACGCGCTGCAGATCGCCCTGGAGATAGCCAACGGCAGGAAGGCAGAGTTCAGCTTCTCCAATGACCACACGGAACGCGGTCACGAGCAGGAGCCTATCGCACGGATGCTTTACGAAGACGAGTTCTTCGTCGAGGTAGGCAACGGCGGGTTCTTCGATCACGGCACCCATGGCGACTCGCCGGACGGGCTGGTCGGAGATGACGGCGGGGTCGAGATCAAGTCGGTCACGGCTGCAGTTCACTACGCCACCCTGAGGCGCGGCTCTTTCGATCCAGCATACCGCTGGCAGCTGATCGGCCACCTGGACTGTACCGGCCGCGACTGGTTCGACTTCGTCAGCTATTGCTCAGAGTTCCCCGAAGCGTCACAGCTGATCGTCTACCGGCTGCACAGGCGCGACTTCACCGACGAGATCGAACGGCTCCGGGCGCGACGCGCGGAGTTCCTGACTCTTGTCCAACAAACCCTAGAAAGCATACCGAGGTAGATATGAACGTTTTTTCTTTCACCGGAAATCTTGGCAAGGACTGCCGCGTAGGAACAGGCCAGACGGCCATGGTCAGCTTCGGCGTGGGCGTGCGGTCTGGCTGGGGCGACAAGGAGCAAACCATCTGGATCGACTGCACCCTTTGGGGCAAGCAGGCGGAGTCGCGGCTCAGCGAGTTTCTGGTGAAAGGCCAGCAAGTCGCAGTCAGCGGCGAACTCGGGACGCGCGAGCACGAAGGCAAGACGTACCTGACCTGCCGCGTGAACACGATTGACCTGGTTGGCGGAAAGCGCGAGG